GTACAGTAACACCTTTTCCGGCTAAGATTTCTTGAAAGGCTTCATAGACAGCATAGACAGCAGTCCAATCTACATTGCTACTCTGCTTACGAGTACCTTTATAGTCAGCTTCTGGATAGAGGTCTTTACGCCAAGATTTAGAATCTACCGTTAAGACCACATCATCTACAAATCCTTTAAGTTTGCGCATTTCTGATGCAAAGTCAATTGCAAGTTTGCGCATAAATTGTTTCTTTTGTTTATCATCACCTAACAGCTTACCTGTTTTTGGTTTTGGTAAAACAAATAATCGACTAAAAACAAAATAGTTACCGTCAATTAATAATGTGTGTTTTCCCACTTTCATTTTATTCTTATTAAGAAAGGCTATGCCTTTGTGTTTCTATAGTGTAATATAATAAAAAAGATTGACATAAAAAAATTAAATGGCAACTTTTTTAAGAATTTATGATACTTTGTATCTCATAAATACAACTTAGCATTGTTATTACCGGATCGATTACATGTACCCTCTGGGCTTGGTGTTTAGCCACGGTAATAATAATCTGAGGTATGAACTTTACGTGAGTTGTTCGTTCTTGTTGTATATATTCTATAAATTCTTCACCTAGTGTTTGTAGAATATCATCAACTTTATTTGCATAATTACTTACCAATAATTGATAGTTCTTAGCTGGGTCAGTTTCATTAAATACTAACTCAAATACATCTTTATAGACTGAGTTGAATTTCTTTACATCTTCTGCTGTAATATTTGTATTGCCCTGTGTTTTATAACCTTGTAGCTTATTAAGAGTACTTCTAAGATCTGGAAAGTTTCTACGAACAAATTCAACTAGGGCTGGTTTTTCAATTGTCATGCCCTCTTTACCACAGATTTCATAAACTCTTTTAATATATTTCTTTGTCAACTCAGTCTCTTCATCTTTGTCAAAGTCAAAGTTAATCACTTCAAATCTTGAAAGAATTGGATCTGGTAGTTTATTTATATAATTACAGGTTGCAATAAATCTACTATTAGAAGCAAACTGCTCCATGGTTGCACGAAGTGCTTTAAAGAATTGGTCAGATACACCATCGACCTCATCAAGGATTACAACTTTAAACATTCCAGCCTTGTCAATAATAGAAACCGTGGAACAGAAATCTATAATCTTAGTTCTAATTACATCAACTGACGTATCTGTGGACGCATTAATATAAAGGTAAGGTAATTCGAACTGATTCACTAGGGCTTTAGCAGTGGACGTCTTACCTGTCCCTGGTGAGCCAGCAAATAACATATTTTGAACCAGTCCATCCTTGAACTTATTCATTACTCGTTCTGGTAAGATTAGCTCTTCTAAATTCTTAGGTCTGTACTTCTCTGTAAAAAGTTGATTTATCGATTGCATATAATTATTTTAAAAATTATATAGAGCTATAGCCAATTGTTTCAGATAAATATCTATATGGCAAAATCATATTTTAATATAGAAATCAAGCGTACTAATGGTCCTTATCCAAAAAACCGCTATGGAATCATTCTGAAGCCACTGATGAAGCTATACCGTAAATTCCTAGTGGAACATCGCCATATTAAAGAATGGTCAGAGAATGACCAGTTTATACATTGTGTACTACGTATGCAGAAGCCTGCTGTTAAAAATAGCAGTGCACTTAAAACTTATTTTGACTGGGAGAGTCTTACTCCAGTCTCTAAAGAAGAGTTAGAACAAAAATCCAATGAGATTGATTGGCAATGTGCAATCAGCAAAAAACCAATTAGGGCTAAGTTTATGAACTTTGATCTTAAGAACTTCTTACATGAAGAATATTATGACATTCTAGATAGCCCAATGGTTGACAGTAGAATACTTAAGTCTTCGATTGACTTTCGCCATAAATGTAAGAAACTCCTACTCGAAGAACGAGAGGAGTTTCTAAAACTTGCTAAAAAGAGCGCTGGACGCTCTCTTTAAATTATTTATTTCCAAGACCAAAGTCTATTATCTGGATGGTCATGCATTACAATTGTATTTGGTCCAATTTCAATGTCATAAAATGGTTCGTAATTAAAAAGACACACATCAGGTCCCATACTTTTCCACATTTGACTAGATAAAGCCCTACCGCCCCATGCCCAATCAACATCCTTGTATATTGATAAACATTCATTAATAATTCTAGAACCTGGAGTTGCACCCATAACCGTGCAATCTATAAGAGCACCATTATTACCATCTTGGCCCTCATACCTAACTCCACCGAAAAAAGTAGTCTTATTATGTAATTGGCTTAGGATATTATTGAATGATTTAATTGGATTTGCATCAGCATCAATATAGACTCCACCAAAATCTCTTAATAACAAGAGTCTAGCTCTATCTGCTATATGTGCAGGCTTAAAGACTGTTCCTATGTCCTTTCTATAGTTCTGTATATAAATATCATCTTTATATAATTCATCAAAGATTTCTTTATTACGCCATAGTTTATATTCCCAACCCGGATGCATCGCCTTTACTCTTTGCATAAAAGTTTTACATTTGTCAGGAATAGGTTGATCGCCGATCCAAATTTGATGTATTATTTTAGGAATTGCCATATTTTTTTAGAATAAAGAGCCCCCATTTCTGAGAGCTCTTTTATATTATTTTTTGATTACATCAATGTTTTAAATCTTTCAGCAATTGACATGCCTTCGTATAATTTAGGCTTAGTAGCCTCTTCTTTAACATCTTCTATAGCCTCTTCTTTAACATCTTCTATAGCCTCTTCTTTAGCATCTTCTATAGCATCTTCATTAACTAACGGTGCACGTCTACCTGAACCATCTAATTCTACGTTTTCATTATAGCCATCGTTAGAGTTCCCACCAATAGTACTTTTAATTTCGATATATTTATCTTGCAAATCTTTTTCTCTTTCGGTAAAATCCATTAGTGCAGAATCTGCATCTTGGTCATCTTCATAACCAAATGCATCTTTCATAGTTTTCTTGCTTAATCTGTCCTGTGCATCTCCTAATTTTGTAGCAGCATCTTGTGCAGCTTTCTTTTCTTCAGGTGTTGATTCTTCAGTTAAATTTAAGGTTGAATTTAATTCAGTATATGCTTTATTCCAATTGTTAAGTTTTTCTAATGCTTCTTTTTCAGCACCAGTTGCATTTTGAATATCAGCATCTAATTTTTCTTGCGCTATTCTTGCTCTTTCTATTGATTTTTTTAATTGTTCATCCTTTTCAGCTGCCTCTTTTTTAGAACGTTCTTTTGCTGCTTTTTCTAATTTTGCAATTCTTTCAGGATCTTCAATAAAGTCATCCCATGATTTTCTATCAATGGCAATATACTTATCTTCTATTTTTCTATCCATTTGTAGTTTCATACCATCCCATTTAGCTGATAAAATAGTAGAGTCCATTTTATTATCACCTGTTAATTTACCAATAGCAGAAGTAGCATCAGCGATATCTCTATCAAATTTCTTATCTTTATCTTCTTTAGTTCTATCAATCTTAGCTGTAATTTGTGTTTTGAGAGCCTCTAATTTTGTATCTCTCATTTCTCTTTGTTGTTTCTTTTGTGCTGGATCATCAAGAGCGTCAATTTTAGCATTCATTGCTTCTTTAGCTTTATCCATTTGCTGAGCAATTAGTTCTTGCTTTTTCTCTGCAAATTTTAAACCAAAAATTTTCTTATCACTTTCTAGTTTAGCTTTATTATCTGCCATTTTTGGATATGTTGATGATAATTTAGCTAGACTAGCCATAGAATTAAACATTTTCAGTAAAGCTTCACCTGCATTCTCATTAATTAATATAGTTTCATTATATTCATTAATAAAGCTTTCAGTAATCTGAGCTGATAAAGTTTCTAAGTTGGTTAGGATTGCATCCACATCTGCAATTACTTCTGTTCTGATATTTTCACCAGATTTAGTTTCAGCTGCAACTTCAGTTGCTTTGTTTTTAGCCGGAGCCGTAGTTGTTTGAGTTGTTTGAGTTTCAAAATCCTCTAGCAACATTAGTTTCTTTTTAAGTTTCATATTGTTTACTTTTTTGTTTAATATAAGTATTATTAGATTATATATCTAATTTATTTTCAGCTTTTTTACAAACTAAAAAAGCCCCCCAAAATTGGGAGGCTTTCTTATATAAAATATTCTAATTACTAGAGTATTACTATTATCTAATTAAAGATTATAGAGCTACACCAGCAACAAAGAATCTTTGGTATTGAGTTTCTGGGTGGAAACCAGCTTCAACTAGAGCGTATCTAGATTTAACAGCTACTTTAGGAGCCATAGTTCCTTCAGCAATTGTTTGAACTGATTCAGCCATTAAGTAAGGCATGAATACTAATCCAGCACCGTTACCATCACCTTTTCTACCAACTAATATTTCGTGACCAGTTTTAGTTTCTAATACTTCATCTGCTGGGATAGCTACACCTTCAAACGCCATGTTAGGATCAGTGTAAACATTGATACCTGCGATAGAACCTAATGGGTAGATAGCACCTGCAACTTGGTTGAATGTGTTAGCTAGTGGGTTTGGTACGAATCCAGCAACTGCTTGTAAAGCTGAAGCAACTTTTGCATCAACTACAGCGAAGTTACCAGCTCCTCTACGACCTCTGTTTGCGATTAAGTTCGCAGCAGCAAGGATGTGAGTAAGGATTCTTCTGTTAACATCACCATAAGTGTTACCACCTAAATCATAGTCTAACTCGAAGTTAGTGATACCTCTTTCAGCGATAGCTCTCATCTTACCTAAGATGTGCTTGTTAATAGATTGAGTTAATTCGTTAGTTAAAACTGCTTCTACTTGAGCAACAGCATCAACACCGAATTGTTTTAAATCTTGTACTTGCTCTCTAGTAACTGCAGCAGCAACTTGGAAAGTTTCAGCAGCAACTGATTTAGAGAATAAAGATAGACCCATTACTTTGTCTGGAGTAGATTCACCTACGTTTCTTGACATTGGTTCGTAAGCTTCTTTACCAGATTCAACACCACCACCAGTGAAACCAACGATGTGATCTTCTAATGCAGCAACTAATGCAATACCGTTATCTGCAGCAGTTCCAGCTTCGAATGCAGCTAACATAGTAGCAGTTCCGTCTCCGTTACCTGTTACACGATAGATAGTATGTCCATCAATTCTTGATTTTTGGTCTAAAGCAGTGAACGTATATCCGTTTGCAGTTCCTTCACCGTCAGCAGATTTAGATTTGATGTAAGTTGGAGCAGTACCATTGATACCACTGTCTAATCTACCACCTTCGTATACGAAATCTAGGTAAGATAAAAGACCCATTGGTCCAGCCATAGGAATAACTGGTACTAAGTCTAAACCGATAGTTTGTGCAGCAACTTGCATTGCTAATGGTAATAATGTTGGAGATTTGTCTCCAGAACCGTTACCACCTTGTCCGTTACCGTTAACACCAGAACCGTTAGAGATTGCTGATGGGAAAGATACAGCACCCATACCTGCTAAGTTCATTGGTCCAACGTTACCAACAGACATGATGTTTGCATCTTCGTAAAGTTTATGGTTGTGACAGTAAGTCGACATCCATGCTAATTTTTCTGATTCATTAATACCAGTAGCTTCCGAGATAATCGGTGCCCATGTATTCTTGATCTCAGCTTCGTTTAATAAATTTGCCATTTTTAATGATCGTTTTTTTTGTTTATTTATATTCGACATTTAATGGGCTTTCTGCTTCTTTCGCCCTAATCGTCGATGTAGTTATATGTTTATATATCTAATTATTTATTGAATCTTTTCTTGAATGCATCTGCATAACCAGAAACATCATATCCAATTGTTTTTGCTTCAGCTTGAGCTGCTTTTGATTCTGCAACCATTCCAACTTGTTCCATAGCAACTGGTGCTTCTCTTAAGTCTCTTGTTTGCCAGAAGTTTGCAACTTGATATTCAGTATTTAATGTATGATACTTAGCTTGAGCTGTAATTTGATTCTTTTTTGATTCAGATAAGTTTTCCCATGCTGTTGCGTATTCTGCAGGCATTGCACTAATAAAGAAAGGTGCTGATCCAGCGCTTTCTACGATTAATTCTGCGTTGTTCATTAAAGATACAATCTCAGACTCAGTCATAAATCCTCTTTTAGCAACTGTAGCTCTTACTTCAGTTTTTGCAGATTCAGTTAACGTGTTGTATTTCTCTCTTGTTGTAGAAGATACTACTTTAAAGAAAGAAGGATTCTCGTTGTTTTTGATAGTTGCATTTTCAACTAACTTATCTAATTTAGAAGAGATTTCATTTTTGTAAGCTTCTAATGGGTCTAACATTCCGTCTTCACCTTCAGCTTCTTCTTCACCTTCACCAGCCTCAGCTTCTTCAGTTCCAGGCTCGATTTCAGAATCAGACTTTACAGTCTCATCTTTTAAATCTTCAGCTTCAGTAGAATCACCAGTTTCTTCTTCAACATCACCTTCTGGTGCATTGTCTCCGATTTCTTCTAATTCTTCTTCATCTTTAGTGATAACCTCTTCAGCTGGAATTCCATTTTCTTCACCTTCAACATCACCTTCTTCAGCGTTGTCTCCAATTTTTTCAATTTCTTCAGTTTCGTCAGCTTCATCAAATTCTTTAGCTACTTCTTCACCTTCAACTTCTTCTTCAACTAAACTTTCGTTAATTGATTCAGCAATATACTCAGTATATTCAGAAACTGCTTGTAAGTTTTCTTTTAAGTATTCTACGTAAGCAACTAGGTTCTCTTTAGTATCAATACCCTCGTTGTGTGCTTCAGCTAAATAGTTAGCGAAATCTTTTACTTTAGATACTGCTTCAGAAACGTGCTCAGTATAAGAGATACTAGCATCTAATTTCTCAGCAACATGCTCACTATAAGCAATACCTTGATCTAATTTCTCAGCAACATGCTCACTATAAGCAATACCTTGGTCTGCTTTCTCAGCAACATGCTCTGTATAAGAGATGCTTTCGTCTAATTTAGTTGCAACATAATTTACATATTCAGCTAATGAGTTAACATTTTCTGCAATATGGTCATTATGCGCTGTAACTGTTTTTAAATCAACTCCTTCGTTACTTTCTTTTGAGTTAATAGATTCCTTGAGTGACTTGATTTCGTTCGCTAAATACTCAGAGTACTTGTTGAAGTCTTCAGCCTTTACAAATTCTGCCATGTTTTTATTTTCTTTTATTTGTATATTTGTGTTTTCGATTTTTTCAACGTTGTTTGAGTTACTCTTATTCATTTCATAGATAAAAAGACTTTCATCATTTGTGAAACCATAAGATTCATTAACTCTAGTAAGCTCTGCGTTTTCAAAGCCCGGATCTGCAACTAGGTCATAAGTAAATAGTTGCTTAATTTTAACTTGACCGTTAGATTCAACAGCTCCAGCTGCTCTACTTGAAATCTGTAAAGGTACTCCAGCATCTACAAGAGCTTTAGCCTGTCTTCCAGCATCAGTATCTAATAATCTGATTTTACCTCTTACCTCTTTAGTGTCTTTATCATAGAATAATTCTTCTATAACGTGTGATACATTTTTAAGAGAAGTATCAAATTGTGTTGGGTGGTCTAGTTCCCCTAAAAGTTTAGATGACTTAATTTTAGCCTGAAGAGCCTCAATCTGAGGTACATATTCTGACTCAGTATAGATTCTATTGTTTCTGTTTTTTTGATCGATTTGACCAAAAACACCCTCTAAAACATAGTCTTTGTTTTCAGAAGCTACAGCAGTTAATGCAGAAGTAGACTTCTCAACAATCAACAAGTTGTGTTTATTTTCCATATTTGGTGTTTATTATATTTTTAATATATATCATTATTTATTTTGTAAAATTCAATGGATTATAAACCTGCTAGCGGATCGTCTTCTTCTCCCCCGCCTTCAGCATCTTTTTCTTCTTCTTTTTCTGCTTCGGCTTGCTCAGCTTGATAGTCATTATATAACTTTACAAGTTGGTCAATCTCACCTTCTGCAAACGCTCCTTCACCGTAGTTATCATAAAAGTATTGCTTAAATTCTTTCTCTGTTGGCGTTGCAGTAACGGCTCCTAAGATTTCAGCAGACTTAATAGTCTCACCAGAATCTAGCGTCATATCATCAAAGTATAGATCTGATTCTTCACCTGCCTTTAGTGCTCCTTCTTTAAGGCTTAAAGAGACAAACTCTTCAAATGTTTTAATAATCTTCATGTTTTATATATTTCTTTTTATTTAGCTAGTCTTTTAGAATCCCATTCCATCATCTTCCGGTTCTGGAGCTTCAGCATCTATTTTTTTCTGTTTAGCTTTAGCAGCCTCATTAGCTCTAATCTCATCATCAGAAAGCTTAAGATATTTCTTAACTAAGTATTCCTGATCGAAGTAGTATTCTTCCTCCATAGTCTCTTGGTTTGTTGTCATTAGAGAGTCTCTCATACTACCAATGAATTCTAATCTCTTCTCCATGATTTCCATGGTCTTTAATTCAGCAAAGACATTCTCTTCATTAAATCTAAGAGCTATTTTAACTAAGTATTCCTGATCGAAGTAGTATTCTTCCTCCATAGTCTCTTGGTTTGTTGTCATTAGAGAGTCTCTCATATTACCAATGAATTCTAATCTCTTCTCCATGATTTCCATGGTCTTTAATTCAGCAAAGACATTCTCTTCATTAAATCTAAGAGCTACTTGAGTTCTAAACTGTGCATCTTCAGTAAATTCTGGGTATTTAAGACACATTTGAATAAATAGAGGCTTCACTAGGATTTCTTGGAATGTAGATCTTAAACGCTTAATAAATTTACCAAACTTAATCTCATCTCTAATCATACCATCAGCAGCAAGATTGAAATCACCACCACCATCTTCATACATAAATCTTGAGTAAGGAATTTTAGAAACGTGTTTCAATTTATCCGAGAAGTATTTAAGTGCTTCAGTATCATTTAATTCTGGTCCTTCACCACCAAGAGTTTCAATCTCTGGAGATTCACCCTCTTTACTTGGTAACCAGTACTCTTTACTAAATTGTAGCATTGGTTTTCCATCAGTTGTTAAAGATGCAGAATCCCAATCAAAATCAACAACTTCTTTATATGAATTCATAAGTTGAGAAAGCGATTGTCTTGCTCTTGTTTTAGATTTACCACCAACTGGAATAATAAACTTCATTCTAAATGAAGAGTTAGTCACAGCCCAGATAACTCTAGTATGTTCCATGATTCTTAATAGGTTAAATGACCTAACTAGTCTTTCAACATAAGAAACTCTACTTGCAGTTGTAATAGACGAATAAGAGATATAAATGATCTGTGAGTCATATAGCTTTCTCTCTTTAACTGGATCGTCTTTATATTGTACCCAAACTTTTTTACCATCATCGTGGTTATAACCTGGAATAATTGTTGTTGGATCTAATTCCTTAAATCCAATAATCTCTTTCATATCTGGCGAGTAAATAATCTCAAATGCCAAATAACCATCTACCAAGAATTTTCTATAGTAGTACCAAGCTGATTGGTCTGTGTTAAATCCAAAATAGTGATAGATTTGTCTAAAGTATTTGTTAAGGTCCTTTTCAACCTGTTCTGAAATATCAAGTCCTAAAATTTCTGGCTGACAGAAGAAGTTTTTCTCATCATATACAATTGTCTCATCACAAAGTATATCTAAAATATCTTCAATNTCATCGTTCTGTGCAAAGTTTCTAAGGTCGTCTCTTTTCGCGCTATATGCCTGGTCAAAGAACGGAATGTTCTTCTTAAGGTTAATATCGGTCATTGACATTGCAGCAAACGCACCATAGATATCATCATTATCTAAACCAAGCGGGTTCATTTGACCATAACCTATCTCAGCCTCCATTGGCCCAATTGCCTGAGACTGTCTTAGGACTAGGTCATCATAACGCATACCAAACGAAGAAAGTGTCTTCAGAGCATTTGAAATGCTGAAGGGTCTACTATTGGTACTCAGTGGTCCGTTTCTATTTTCTGTGAATCCTGCCATAATATCTTATTATTGTGTTCTAATTATATATCTTTATTCTTTAAATGGTTTCTAAATTGTGCTTTAAGTTCACTTATTGTAATACCTTCTAGCTCTAAGAAGTCACAAAGTGCTATTCTAGCCCAATTTTCATATGAAACCACCTTTTGGTTTGATTTAAGTTGTGGGATATATTGTCTTATTGCAAAATCAAATCCGTATTGCTTTAAAAACTTTTTAGCTCCCTTATATTCTAATCTAACGCCCCTTTGTATAATTGCATTATCTGCAGCAGGACCTTTAGTCTGAGCTTTAATCATCGCTCTCATTCTTTCATAGACCATGTCTAATAGATCTTCTTTAATATCTGGTGGTAATAGGTTTAAATTAATTCCTAGGTCATTACCATTTTCAGTTGGGTCCAGTGCTAGTACTACTGGATTCTTATCCCACCATGGAAGAGTTTCTATATGTTTTGGCTTTTCATACCTAAAGACGTAAATCATACCGGTCTTAAACTGCTCGCGACTTTTAGCAACTGCAGATTCTCTAACTGACTTTGCACCCTTATCATACCACTGCCTAGCAGCAGTAGCAGCTCTAGATTTGCTGCCTGCATCTTTACTAAGAGTCTTTATGTCGTCTTTAATTTTACCCATTTATTTTAATGTCTTTTCAGTCAAGACTATAAATCTCCAGCCTCGATTCTCTGCCCATTGTTTAGCATATGCATATTTATCACGATTTTTTATGAACTGCTCTGCTAAGAATTTATAGGATGCTAATGCTTTTTTAGATTTTTTAGTAGGTGGCTTAGGCTTTTTAATTTGTGCCGAAGGCTTAATTTCTACTAAGAACTCCTCAAAGCCCTCTTCGGTTTTAGTTTTCATATAGAAGTCTGGATAGTACTTATGCTCTCTTTTGTCATATGAGTAGATGTATTTAATCTCTACTGGCTCGCTGGACCATTTTACTACATTATCTTTAGTATCACACATAATCATGAACTTGCGCTCCCATGAGCTTCTATATATGATTGGCGTTGGTCCTATATATCGATCTGGATTCTTTGGTGTAAAATAACCTTGTATAAATCCAGAGTTGCCATTAGGTTTTAAATTCTTTATTGACATTTAGATATTAAACATGCCACCTTCGTTATCATACCCACCGGTATTAACTCGATCCATTGACATTGTGTTTTTATATTTTACTGGGTGGATTTTATTCCAACCCTTAGCATAACCTCTCTTTGCAATCTCTGTAAAGTATGCAAAGGCATTAGGGTACTTTGGATTAAAGTTTCTCCAGTACTTAAGTAAATCTAATAGTGCAAATTGAAGGCAGTCATTTCTGTCATCCTCACTTACATAAGTTAATTTATTTATTGTACGCTCTGCTAAAAGAATAAACATTTTCTCTGCAGTTGGTGTTAACTTATCCTGTTCTTTAGATTTTACAAGTTCATTATAAAGATCTTTATTATTTAAGTAATTTTTCTTTTTAGCCACGTTACGTAGATTTTTATTTATTATTATATGCAAAAAAACCCACTTGTTTCCAAGTGGGTTTTTCTTCTATTTTGAACAGTTTAGTTTAGATAGCCTCACCGCTAGGCAATTCAATTCTGTTTTTCTCAATTCTTAAAGGTTCATCATTAACAAATACTGTTAATAGATCTTCCTTTCCAGCTGATGTAAACTCTACAGCATCTACCTTTATCTCAGTGCCTGGCTGTATGTTTTCATATTCTCTTTTAACAGTAGCTGTAATATAACCATCTCCTCTATTTAGGATTGATTCTGATTCTAAGGTTGCAATCTCTTCTTGGATTCTAGCAATCTCAGAATTTAATAGTTGATCTGCTTCTTTGATTTCAGGAATGTTTCTATCTGCTTCATCAAGTCTAGCCTTTTGATCTTTTAAGAATGCAATCATTTCATGCATAGTTTGAATCTTTGCATCTTTAGCAGCCTTTCTCTCTTTAAATGATTCAAGGATATCCTCAACCATAAACGTAATATCAGCTCCTGTATTTTCTACAACGAATTCAACTGCAGCATCTGCTAACATTCTTTGAAACTTAACTAATTTAGTAGCTTCATTAATTCTGCAAGTATAAATATTTTTATCAGCTCTAATCGCAAGTACTTTAACATCACCATCAATTGATTCAGTTACAAATTCTAAAATCTTATAGCTATTAAAGTTATTAGCAGCAAATTCAAATAGATTTAAAATAGATTTATCTTCGTATTTAATATGTCCGCCTGCAAATGCATGTTCCGTTAAAGATTCAGCTAGAATCTCAGAAGAGTTCATATAGAACTTGTTCTCGTTAACATCATATCTAAAATAGATTCCAATAGGTCCTCTTTTGATTTCAGTTAAATTTGATTCTACTAAAGAGATTTCAGTATCAATAGATTCAATTGCAGATTCTCCTTTATTTAATTTTAACTCTTTTCTAGACTCTTTTAAAAAGCTAAGCTTTTCGTTTAGTTCTAACATTTTATTAAAATTAGAAAGAGACTTCTCATCTAACTTAGAAACTTTACTTTTTGCATTCCAGTCGTAGTAGAATTCAATACCAGACTCATTTATTGTAAAAAGTTTAGTAGCTGTAACTAGGCTGTTAAATTCAGCACTTGGTGCGTTAAACATTTCAACAACATTTCCAGTCATTTTAAAATTTTGGCCAGATGCATGGAAGACATAACCATGGCCATGTTCCATTACCGGAGAGATTGTACTTTTATTTAATTTTGTCATCTTTGTTAAGATTTTTATTTTTATATATATCTTTATTATTATTCCTTAAATGGAAGGTCTCTACCAATCACCTTGTAATTATCACCTAATAACGGTTTTTCTTGTTCAGTATTAGTTGGTTCCTC